CAAGGTTGTTGAAGGAATCGAGAGAGGCATCTACCGCAAAGTAGACATCACGCCCACCTACGAAGACACCGATCTTGAACCTACCCAAGAAGTATCGCAGTACCAAGATGAGAAGGTATTGCTGTTGACCTACTACGGGTTAGTACCCCGTGAGTATTTGAACAACTTGGAAGAAAACAAAGACATCGTAGAGTTGTTTCCTGACAATTCCTATGCCGAGGACTACACCGACATGGTAGAAGCCATTGTTGTGATTGCCAACGATGGTTTATTACTCAAGGCTGAAGAAAACCCATACATGATGAAGGACAGACCTGTTCTGTCTTACCAAGACGATACCGTTCCTAACCGTTTATTGGGTCGTGGCACAGTGGAAAAAGCATTTAATATGCAAAAAGCCATTGATGCACAGACCCGTAGCCACTTAGATTCACTGGCATTGACCACTTCCCCAATGATTGCGATGGATGCAACACGGTTGCCAAGGGGTATGAAGTTTGAGATAAAGCCCGGAAAAGCAATTCTCACCAATGGCGCACCGTCAGAGATTCTTTATCCATTCAAGTTTGGTCAAAGTGACCCCAACAACCTTGCCACTGCCAAAGAATTTGAGCGTATGTTGTTGCAAGCCACAGGAACTCTAGACTCTCAGGGCTTGGTTAGCCAGTCTAGCCGTGATGGTGGCGGTATGTCGATGGCAGTCGCCTCCATCATCAAGAAATACAAGCGTACTTTGGTGAATTTCCAAGAAGATTTCTTGATTCCATTCATCAAAAAGGCGGCTTTTCGCTATATGCAGTTTGACCCAGAGCGTTATCCCTCTGTTGACATGAATTTTGTGCCGACTGCCACCTTGGGCATCATTGCTCGTGAGTATGAACAACAACAATTCATTGGTTTGTTGCAGACTTTGGGTGCTGAAACCCCTGTTTTGCCGATTTTGCTCAAAGGCATCATTGGAAACAGCAGTTTGTCTAACAGAATGGAGTTGATTGCCAAGTTAGATGAGATGATGCAACCAAATCCTGAAGCACAACAGATGGCGCAGATGCAACAACAGTTGGCTTTGCAAGCGGCACAGGCTCAAATTGCAGTTTCTACTACTCAGGCAGAGCAGAATCGTGCTGAGGCTACCAAATTGTCAGTTGAAGCGCAGTTGTTGCCTCAAGAAATACAGGCTAAGAACCTTTCTTCGATCACCAAGAACTTGCCTAATGAAGATGATGCTAATCAGCGTGAATTCGACAAGAGAGTTAAGATTGCTGAGTTGATGTTGAAGGAAGCAGACATCAAGAACAAGTCTAAGATTGTTGAATTGCAGATGGCAGAGAAAAACAACAAGATTTCAGGCATGGAAGAAGACTTCCTAGAACAATTATCTCGTGAATTAGGTTCTGGACAGACAGGAATTCAATAATGGATATTGAAAACCTAGCCAAGGAGTTAATCCTTAAAAACATGACTCCTGAACAGCAAAAAGCTGTTTTGGAATCTGTGCGCCAGTCTGTTGCTCAAGCCAAAGAAGTGCAAAAGAAGAAGATTGGCGAGAATGTCAATCTTGTTGTCCAAGCCTTAAAGAAGATTGAGACTGAGATTCAGGCTCGATATGACGCTATTGGCACAACGATTGAAAACCGTGTTGCCTCTATCAAAGACGGTAAAGACGGTAAAGATGGGCGTGATGGTGTCAATGGCAGAGATGGTAAAGCTGGCAGAGATGGGGCAAAAGGTGACAAGGGTGACGCTGGTCTGAATGGCAGAGATGGCGTAGATGGCAGAGATGGTGTGTCGGTCACAGATGCCAAGATTGACTTTGATGGTTCTTTGGTCATCACACTTTCTTCAGGTCAAGAAATCAATGTGGGTGAGGTTGTGTCCTCCGACATTGCTGAGAAGATCAAAGTCATCAACACCATGTCTACCAATGCGGCAATTGCTGTAAAGGAAGAAGGTTCTACCCTTACCAATGGTGTCAAGAGCATCAATTTTGTTGGTACAGGCATCACTGCAACTACATCAGGAGATGATGTCACCGTTACAGTGGCTAGTGGCAGTGGCACAGTCACAAGTGTGGCGGCTACTGGAGGAACAGGCATTAGCGTCACTGGTAGCCCAATCACTACCTCTGGTACTCTGACCATTACCAATACTGCGCCAGATCAAACAGTTGCCTTAACTGATGGCACGGGCATAACCACTAGCGGAACTTACCCAAACTTCACAATCACCAACTCTGGTGTAACTTCTGCTGTTGCTGGTACAGGCATTTCAGTCTCAAGTGCTACAGGTGCGGTGACAATTACCAACTCTGCGCCTGACCAAACAGTTGCTTTAACTGCTGGTACAGGTATTAGTACTAGTGGTACATACCCTAACTTCACGATTACCAATTCTGCGCCAGATCAAACTGTTAGCTTGACTGCAAGCACAGGTATATCAACTAGTGGCACTTACCCTAATTTCACTATCACGAATACTGCCCCTGACCAGACAGTTGCATTGACCGCTGGAACAGGTATCAGTACCTCGGGGACTTACCCCAACTTCACAATTACCAACTCAGCACCAGATCAAACTGTTGCACTGACAGGTGCAGGGACTACCTCAATTAGCGGTACATATCCTAATTTCACCATTACTTCTAATGACCAGTATGCAGGGACTGTTACCTCAATTACTGCTGGTACTGGATTAACTGGTGGAACGATTACGACAAGTGGCACTGTTGCTTTAGAAACTAGTGGCGTAACGGCTGGTAGTTACACATCAGGAATTTTCACTGTTGACACCTATGGTCGTGTAACTGCTGTTACCAATGTAACTGCTTATCACCTGAAAGGCATCACCTATCTAACTTCTGGAACAGCAGCAACCTACACAACTCCAGCTAATGTTCGTGCAATCTATGTTGAGTGCGTAGGCGGTGGTGGTGGTGGTGGCGGTGTTGATGGTCAAGGGACTGGTACTGGCGCTGGCGCTGGTGGTGGTGGTGGTGGTGGATATGTTGCCAAGTTGATTACAAGCCCGTCTAGTAGCTATACATACACAGTTGGCGCAGGAGGTACAGGCGGTGCGGTTGGCGCAAATAATGGCGCAAATGGTAATGCCACAACATTCACAGATGGAACACTAACGCTAACTGCTGATGGTGGTACTGGTGGCACTGGACACACAGCCGCAGCAACCAATTCCTACTATAACCAAGTAGCTGGTGGCGATGGCTCTGGTGGCGATGTCGTAATTGGAGGTCAAAGCGGCGGCGCTCGCTCGCGAGGAAACTTCACTCTATACTATGGCGGCTATGGTGGTGGCTCTATCTTTGGTCAAGGTAATGGTGGTGCTGGTGGCTCTAATAGTGCTGGCAGTGCTGGAATTAGATACGGTGGTGGTGGCGGTGGTGGTGGTGTTGTCGGAACAACATCAAACTATGCTGGTGGCGATGGCTTTCAAGGTATTATCAGAATCACGGAGTATTACTAATGAAAACAGTCATTATGAATTCTGATGGTGTTGTGGTAAATGTTGGTGTTGGAGAGGCTTCATCTCCTGCCCCTGATGGCTTTACCTATATTGTCGTTGAGAATGATGTTTGGGTTGGTCGAGGATGTATGCAAGCAGAAGATGGCTCTTTCTACGACCCTAATCCACAAGAGTAAAAATTAACCAAACGACCAAAAATGACACCAGAACTACAAAAGTATTACGAATCCCGATTTGAGATGATGGGGAATCAGGGGTGGAAGGATTTAATTATTGATATTGACAATATGATAGAGTCACTCAATAATATAAGTGTAATTCCTGATGAAAAGACCTTGCAGTTCCGCAAAGGAGAACTTTCCATCTTGACTTGGCTGAAAACCTTGAGAGAGGTCAGCGAACGAGCCTACGAGGAATTGAATGAAAAGAATGTTTGAATTTGCCTGTGAAAACGGGCATAAAACCGAAAGACTCTGTGATTATGAGACGCAGAGTTTCAGGTGCGAATGCGGAGAAACAGCCAACCGCATACTCAGTGCGCCAGCCTTTAGGTTGGAAGGGTGGTCTGGAGCATTTCCATCAGCGCATGGAAGGTTTGAGAAAAGCCATCTTGACAAACTAAAGTCTGAACGCAAGCAAAACTCATAAGCAGAAATGCCGAGTTTAATGTCCTAAAACCGATTTACGGCAGGAAAAGGAAAAAATATGTCGATTGTTGACAATGATGACCAGACGCTAAGTGAGTTAGAAGCAGTTGAGAGCAAGAAGCAACAGACTGAACTTCAGGACTTGCCCGAGAAATACAGGCAAAAAACCCTTGAAGAAGTAGTCAAGATGCACCAAGAGGCTGAGAAAGTCATTTCTCGCCAAGGCAATGAGGTTGCAGAGGTTCGCAAACTGGCAGATGAACTGATTAAGCAAAATCTGTCGTCTAAACAAGAGACTATTGAAAAAGAGCCAGAAGTAGACTTTTTTGAGAATCCTAAAGAGGCGGTTCGTAAAACT